ACAGCGCAGAGCCCCTGGGGGCAGCAGGCCCGGCGCTACCTGCAGCAGCGTCTGCCAATCGGCCGTGAGGTGACCCTCGAGGTCAAGACCACCGACCGCTACGGCCGCACGGTGGCCGAGGTGATCAATGCCATCAACCTCAACCTGGTGATGGTGGAAGACGGCCAGGCCTTTGCCTACCGGCAGTACCTGGGTGGCTGCAACGCCAAGGAGTACCTCGACGCCGAGCACCGGGCGAGCCGGCATCGTTATGGGGTGTGGCAGGTGGAGGGTGGAATCATCCGCCCCTGGGATTTCCGCCGCAGCCCCCGGGGCCGCAGCATCTCCGATGGCACCACTCCCGGAGGCCGCCGTTACCGCTGCAGCGAGATCGGCTCCTACGACCGTGCCCAGGAGCTGCTGCGCCAGGGGCACAGCTATCTCGATGGCAACGGTGATGGCGAGGCCTGCGAAAGCCTGCGCTGATCGCATTGGTGCAGCCCCCCTGATCAGGACTGCCTGAGCAGGGGGTCTGACAGGGGTCCCCGCTACGGGAGGTGAATCCACATGGCCGTCGGGAGCTTGAGATCCCGCGCCAGCTTGGCCACGGTGGTGGCCAGGTCCGTGAAAGCAGAGGCTGCCGATCCTGTGCTCGCAGCCGTGCTGCTCGCTGGTGGATCTTCCTCTGCAAACAGGGGGTCTGGCAGTCCGTCGAATTCCATGGACGGCGACGAACAACAGGTTTCATCGCAGCTGTCGCTGGCCTCGATGGACTGTTCCGCCCACGGCCTGAGCTTCAAGCCGTTGGGGGTCTGCAGCAGGTTCACCTCGTGGCCCTCCAACTCAGTGAGCCTGTCGAGATCGCCGAAGATCTTGCTGCAAGCCAGTGCTCTTCGATTGATGCCGGCGGCATCAATCATTTGAAGCACGGCGAAGGGATCTCCATATGGAGAGATGCCGTGATACAGCACTTGATGCAGCAAGCAGCGGGTGGGGAGAGGCTCAGTCATCAAGGCCACCTCCGGTGTGTGCAGCGCAGAACTGGGCGGCGGCATCAGAAGCGATGCAGGTCACACCAGAACGGTGCTGGCTGGGTAGAGATGGCTTGACCTGCCCTGACAGCTCTGTCAAGGGACTGGGGTCAATTGCTGAGATGTGTCGCGAATGGCGCGCAAAAGGCGGTCGATGGGTCACCATGAATCTGCTGACAGAAAGCAGCACCCTTCAAGGGGAGGCCTAGGGAGGTGAGATTCCCTGGGCCTTTTCTTTGCGAAAAGCCCGGGACTCCCCGTGTCGCCCGGCCAAGACCGGGAGTGCCACCCCTTGCCAAGGCGCCCATCAGTTCTATCAGCACCGGTGGGGTCCTGAACCACCCACCTCCACCAGTGGTGGTGGCAATTCCCAACCGGATCCTGAAGCAATGCTTAAATGTTTGGAGGGTGATCCTAGAATCGCGCGCTGGTGATTACTTGGCGCGAGTGTCTGAGGGCTGCGCACCACGGGCCCGTATAACGAAAAATAATCGACACTTCTGAGATCAATTGCAGCACAATGGGTCTTGTCGTCTTCTTGGAAGTCTCGTTCTGAGTAGGTGTGGCGATTATGGATCTGGCGCGGCGCAGTAATCCGGTGTCGGCATGGGCCATTCCCCCTGGCCAATCGCGGAATTTCCATGCAGTTTGTGCATCGTTGTCTGCAGTTGCGCACGAATAGCTGCGCTCCTGCTCGATTGGCGATGTTCGGAATTCACGCCCACTCGCAAGTGCTGGCCCTCGATCTAGGGACAGCAACTTTGGTGTTCAGGCTTCAATGAGTCGCTGCGCCCCATGCCGGTCCCGGGGTGTCGGCAGCGTGATGCAGGTTTTGCATTATTTCCATAGCCAGGTCCTGCGCCTCTGTTGCTCAGGCGTCTGTCTGGGGCGAGAGGCACTGCCGATGCCGGCGCCGATCGCTCAGCACTGTTTCAGCGTCTCTGCCTGTTGCTTGTAGGCCGCCGCCCATTGCCTCAGGCCCGGCTTGGAATCCAGGTAGGCCTCCCACTGCTGATCGGTCGACTGGGTTGCCAGGTCTTGCACGGGCGGCAACTCCAGCTTCCGGCGCAAGGCGTTGATGTGCTCAACCATGCCCTTGTAGGCCGCACTGTCTTGGTTGTCGCTGAGCTTGATGATTGAGCACCACGGCTTTTTGTTGTTCACCACCAGAAGCGGTTTCTTCAAGGCCTCTAGCTCAAGCATCGACTTCTGGAGTCCAGCTTCGTAAAGGGGTTTGGTGGTTTCAGGTCCGCGCCTGGTGCCTGCGGTGAGACCCGTGGAAAACCGCAGGAGCTCCATCGCTGGTCTGGGGCTTTCGATGGTGGCGAAGTCAAGGCTGACATCTTTACCAAGCGGATCGATGGTCTCAACCTGAAAGCCCGTGATGGTGTAGTTCTTGACCATGAACGGGGCCGCCAGCATCATCGGCCAGAAGAACAAAGCACCAGCAACGGCAACGCTCACCGCGCTGCTGGCGTCGGTCCCTGAGCCTGCATTCGCCGATTTCCAGCTGATGATCTCGGCCGGCTTCAGCACCAGGCTCTCTTTGTTCTTGCCGTAGTCGAAGGTGATCTCACTGCCATCTTTGGAGAGCAGGGTCAAGCCAATCTGCTTCCCGCTGGTCGGCTCAACGGTCAGGAAGCCGGCGCGAGAAAAGGGATAGGTGGGGGGCTGCAATTCATCGGCTTTCTTCTTGGCTTCCTTTGCAGCGGCTGAATCCTGGGCGCAGCTGGCCTCTTGATCAGGCGTGAGGCCGCGTCCCGGCGGATATTTGCAATACAGCGGCAGCTCGTTCGCCAGTACAGGAAACTGGCCGGTCAATAGAGCTGCCGCGGCTAACAGGCTGAGTGGACTATGGCTTGACTTCACGACGCAATTGCTCCTGTTGGCCACGGCTGTGCTGGTCCCTTTATGTAGACGCTGGAGTGCGTCTTTCAGGAGCGTCGTGATGAATGGTTGAACCCATGCGAAATTCGCATCAAAACAAGATCTCTCAGGATCTCGTTGGGTTCAGGCGTGATTACAACAACCGCCTGTCTTTGTGCAGGCGGTTGGCAAAGTCAGTCCGCTGGGAAGGCTGGTCAGCGGCAGCGGTTGGGCTTGGCTGCCCACCATTGGCCGCCATCGCCTCCTGACAGCGCTGCAGCAGCTCCTGCCTGAGGGCATCGGGTTGTTCGATGCGAATGCCGCCGCCAAAGGCAAACAACCAGCTGCGCAGGTCGATGTCGGCCGCCACGGTCCAGGGCGGTAGGTCCAGCTCCACCGGGTAGGGGTGGCTGGCATCGGCTGGGCCTGGCTCGAGCACGTGCGGCGCCTTGGGGTGATGCCACCAGGTGTCGCCTGGCAGGGGTCTGGAAAAGCGGGTGTGCTCGATCGGATAGCGCTGCAGGCCCTCGCGGATGAAGGCAAAGGCCCAGGGGCTGCAGCAGAAGCGCAGGGTCACCAGGGCTTGGGTGCGGCGCTGGGCTGGGCTGCTGGCCACCGCCAGCTGTTGCTCCAGATCACTACCGAAGTAAATGCCGCCGCTGTGGTGCAGCAAGCGCTCCAGCCGGTTCAGGGCGTCGGCGTGCTGCTCGGAGTTGCGGCGCAGGTCGCCATCGCCGCGGGCCATGGCGAGGCGATCGAGCCGTTCGCTGCGGATCAACCCCTGCTCGCGGCCCACCTGGTCCTCCTCAAAGAGGAGGTACCAGCCCACGTTGTGAAAGATCAGCTGCAGCGGCCACACCCGCAGCTCACCAGCGGGGCTGCCTGCAAAGCTGCCCACGCCGGGGTAGCGCTGCAGCAGCACGCGGCGGTGTTCCACGATCGCCGCCTCGATCGCCTCGGCGCGGCGGGGTGCGGCCAGCGAATCGCGGCGCACCAGCTGGGTGTCGACCACCGCATGGCGGGCATAGCTGCGCACAGGCGGCAGCCCATCAGCGCTGATGCCGGCCCAGCCCAGCCGTTCATCCAGCTCGGCCAACAGGTCCTGCGCCGATGGATCGGCCAGGCGGCCTGCCGCCTGCTGCACCACGTTGTGCACCTCCCGCAGCCTGGCCGGGGAGAGCACGGCGGTGCCCAGGCAGTAGCCATGGCGCACGTTGTCGTTGCGGTTGCGGAAGCCGTAGGGGGTGAGGAGCTTCTCGAGGTCCTTGCGCAGGGTGGCTGTTTCGCCCGGCAGGTAGGCGCCGGGGATCGTTTCTGTGGCCGTGATCAGGTGCTGATGCAGGTTGCTGCCGCGCTCGGCTGGCCGGTCAAAGGGCACCTGCAGCAGGTGGCGCAGCAGCGTCATCACCCGCACAAACACCGGCCCATCGCCCATGGGCTCAGGCCGCGATGGTGGCCGTCAGACCCACGTGCATGCCCGCTGGTGTGGTCGGGGTCACGAGCGCCTTGGCGAAACACACCGCCGGCAGATCGAGGTTGGGCAGATCCGCCGGAGAGATCTGGATGTCATGGCCGGAAAGGAAGGCCTCCACCCGGCCGCCTTCTGCCGGTAGGGCGACGCGGACAGCACTGATCCAGCTGCCGGTGGTGCCATCGCGCAGCACCGGTGCTAGCAGCAGTTCCACCTCCACCGCGGCGGGAGCGCCGGGATGGGAGGCCACCAGCGAGAAGCGGGAGGCTGCATCGAGCTTGGTGTTGAGCAGCACCTCCTCACCGGAGAGGAAGGTGTGCTCGGTGTTGCGGATGGCGCTGCGGTTGGTCCAGCCCACCAGGGTGGTCTCCGCATCGATCAAGGGGTTGCCGTTGCGCGTGGCCATGGTTCAGGCAGCGGGGGTGATGTTGAAGAGACGGCCGGCGGCGCGGGGCTGCAGCACGGCAAAGCCCACGTACCAATCCACGCGGGTGCGGAACACCGGGGCATCGGGCACCTCGCCCAGATCCCGTACCGAGATGCCGTAGCGGCCCTGGAACGGGCCCTGCAGGCCGGTCACGCCCTGATCACCAAAGGTGCAGCAGTAGATCGAGCTGGTGCCGCCCGCCTCGTCGTAGCCCATCACCTCGACGCCCTGGGCATCGCGGTCGACGGTGAGGATGTCGCAGTCCTGGTAGCGGTGCACCGTCATCCCGTAGGAGTTGGTGCTGGTCTGGTACACACCACCGCCAATGGAGGCGCGGGCGAGGGCATTGAGCTGGCGGCGCATCGCCTTGCTCATCACCAGCACCTTGCTGCCGCCGTAGGCATTCACCGAATCGATCAGCTCATCGAGCCGATCAAAGTTCAGCGGTGCACCGGGGATGGCACCTGAGGCGTTGTTGATCGCCATCGGGTTGCCGGGCGGCAGCCGCTTGCTCAAGCCGTCAAAGGCGCGGGGATTGCTGGCGGTGTCGCCGTTGATCACGGTCGCCTCCAGCGTCAACCGCATCGAGCGCACCTTCATCTCGATCTGGCTGGCGCGGGCCTCCGGGCCCATCAGGTCCACGATCGAGCGGTCCACATCCACGTCACCGCCAAAGAGGTGCACCGCTTCTGCGCGCTGGTCCACCACGCCGTAGCTCTGGGTGTAGCCCTCGTTGACGGCGCGGAAGCCCACCGAGGGAAGTTCCTGCTCGGCGGAATAGAAGAGGCCGCTGCCGGCGATGTTCATGAACGGCAGCCGGGCGAGCAGTTCGCCCTCCGAGAAGGTCTTGAGCACAGCGAGGTGCTCAAGCCGGTGCTCGTATTTGGCTGCCTCGATCAGGGTGAGGCCCATGGCACAGGTGGGGCCAGGCCCCAGTGATGTCAGGGGCTATTGCCGAGCAGCTGCGCTGAGCGTTTTGGGCCGTGTGCCGTCCCCTCAGAGTTGCTCTAGGAGGCTGCTGAAAAAAACGAGAAAAGCCCAGCCTGTTGGTCGATTCGCGCTCGTTTTCGCGCCGCGTCAATCAGGTTGACCGCCAGCAAGGGGCTGGCCCTCTGCTTTGAGGACCTGAAAGCGTGGTTCGGAGCCTGGTTGGCGATGCGTTTGCCCCCCTGGCGGCAGCTTTCATGCCATCACCGCCTGTGCCCTGAGCAGGTTGGTGATGCGAATCAGGTTGTAGGCCAACACGTGCAGACGGAACACGGCCCCAACCTTTGACCTGCCTCTGGCCTTGAGCTGCCGCAGGCCAGCGGCCTGCTTGATCCAACCAAACACCTGCTCGATCCGCTTTCTGGTGTGGATCGATTGGGCATATCCCTCGTGGCGGACAGTCCGGCCGTCAATGGCTGAGCTGCGGCGGGTCTGGATGTTCTGAGCCACATGGGGCGTGATGCCGCTGATGCGCAGGTCGGCCACGAAATCCCTGGTGTCGTAGCCCTTGTCGGCACCCAGGGTTTTCTGGTGAGCACCCTTGAGCGAACGGGCCATCCGCAGGGCTGAATCCCGCTCAGCGGTGCCGCTGGCCTGGGTGACCTCACTGGCAACCACCAGCCCGTTGCGGTTCTCCATGACGCAGTGGCCCATGAAACTCAGAAAGGCACCAACACCAGGAGCCTTCTTGAACAGCCGGGCCTCGCTATCGCTGCTGGAACGATGGGTCTGGTTGGAGAGCAGCAGGCCGCGGAAGTCACCCCTGGCTCGCTTCTTGCCAGCTGAGGTGCTGCCGCCAAACCCCTTGCCACCGCTGGGTGGTGGTGGATCGTCGTCGAGGCCATCGATCCTCTCCAGTGAGCTGTGGGAGGCCCAAGCCCGCAGCAGGGTGCCATCCACTGAGAAATGCTCGGAACTGAGCAGTGGCTTGACCTCGGGTGTTTCCAGCAGCAGCTCCAGGAACTTGGCCATGAGGTCCTCATTGAGCAGCCGGTCACGGTTTTTCGTGAACGTGGTCGGGTGCCAAACGGGATCGTCCGGGTTGAGCCCCACAAACCAGCGGAACAGCAGGTTGTAGTCCAGCTGCTCCATCAGCATCCGCTCGGAGCTAATGGCGTAGATCGCCTGCAGCAATAGGGCCAACAGCAACTGCTCTGGCGGAATTGAGGGCCTGCCGCTCTCAGGGTAGAGCTTGCAGAAGGCGGGGTTGAGCCGATCGAGGGCTTGATCGGCCAACCGCCGCACCTGCCGCAGGGGATGACTGGCCGGGATGCGGTCTTCTGTGGAGATGTACGAGAACAGGGGACCGGTGCGTTCCTGCTGGCCGCGCATCCACTTAATGCCGTTGGCCCATTCTCCCGCAGCTGGCTGGCTTTTTCAGCAGCCTCCTAGTGGGGTCTGCCGACCTGGAAGCGTGTTGATGGCCAGTCTTCTGCTGCTCCGGTAGCTCTGCCAGAACACCACCAGCAACCGGCCGATCAAGGAGTGCGGGAGCTTGCGCTCACGAGCGGCCGAGCTCCATAGCCCCCGGCTGATCAGCCAGCGCTTGATCGCTTCCATGAAGCGGCCGCGGCGGCTGGCGAGCCAGAGAGAACGCTCGAGTTGCTGACGCCTGAATTCGCGGCGCTGATGGATTTCGCCCATCACGATCCCGTGCAACTCCCAGTCCACTGAACTCCTGGAGTTCTGCCGGTAGTGGGCATCGAGCTCCAGCAACTTTTCATCCTCGAGATTGCGTGCCAGCTGGCAGTAGTGCTCGTGGCTCTCAGGCAGGAGGCACATCGGCCGACTTGGATGACCTGCTCCACAGTCTGCGCCGAATGCGGCTGCCTGGATTGGCGAAACGGCAACAGCAGAGGACTGCCCTGCTGCCATGTCTCCAAGCTCTCCCGCTCCGGCTGCCGTCACGCCTGCTGCCCAGGCGCCGTTCAACGCTGAGCGCTGGCGCCAGTTCTGGGACAACTGGAAGGCTCAGCCCCAGCAACTGGAGGGCATCGAGCAGCTGCGTCAGGCCGTCATCGCTGCAGACCCTGCACTGCTGACGGAAGCCGCCTCCTGGCGGCAGACCTTCTCCTCGGCGCCGCCGGCCCCGGCCCATGCGAATCCGCTGCCGGTGGCCTGGGAGAACCAGAACGACAACGCCTCAGGCACTGGCTACCGCGAGTGCTTCTCCAGCAGCTGCGCCATGCTCGCCCGCTACTGGGGCAAGGTCTCAGGCGACGACGACTACAACGTCATCCGTGCCCGCTACGGCGACACCACTTCGGCAGAAGCGCAGCTGGCGGCTTTGCGGTCTCTGGGGCTGACGGCGAACTTCGCCACCAACGGGCAGCGCGCAACGCTGGAGGAGCAGATCAACCTGGGGCGGCCGGTGGCGGTGGGCTGGCTACACCACGGCCCCGCCTCAGCCCCCAGCGGCGGCGGTCACTGGAGCGTGGTGATCGGTTTCACCGAGACAGTCGCCATCCACAACGACCCGAACGGTGAGGCCGACCTGATCCATGGCGGCTACACCGCCAACACCAATGGAGCAGGGCAGCACTACAGCTGGAAGAACTGGCTGCCGCGCTGGCAGGCCGATGGCCCCGGCACCGGCTGGCTGCTCACCTGCCATCCCTGACCCCAAGGAGCACGGCCATGGCTGGTGGCGAGGGATTTGATCGCGAGCGCTTCCTATTGCGGGCGGTGGCTGGGGTGTTCATCGCCCAGTTCGCGCTCTATGCCGCAGGCCTTGGCGGTTGCTTCTGGCTTGGTCTGCAGCGGCGGCTTGGCCCGGTGTGCAGCAGCTACGCCGAGAACCTGCAGCAGACCTTTGAGACGGCCGTTGGCACCAGCCTGGCCTTGCTTGGTGGCGGCAGCATCGCGAGTGCACGGCGGCGCAATCCCGATGACTGAGCCGTCCCACCGGCTCCCTCCCGCGCTGATGCAGAGGGATGTGAATCAGTGCTGGGGATGGGCCTCTGGCCGCTCCAGGTAGCTGGCAGCCCACACCGCCGGCGCGATGCCATGGGGCACCAGGCGCCGGTAGGGCTCGCTGCTCAGCAGTTCCTGCACCGCTTCTGCCAGCAGGGCGGTGGAGCGACTCTCCGGCAAGCGATGGCTCAGGGCCTGCTGCACGCGCAGCAGGTACCAGGCACTGCCCTCCAGCCCAGCCGTGAAACGCTCCCAGCCATTGGGGTTGCTGCGCGCATCGAGCACCAGATCGCGGGCGTTGTGGGCCTTGTCGGCTGCCGCCACCAGCAGGGAGGTCTGCGGCTTCTCCTCCAGTGAGGCGATGTAGCGGGTCTTGCGCAGCAGCCAAGGTTCCTTCTCGGCGCCGGGCTCCACGGGGCCAGCGGTGTCGGTGCAGTCCACCACGATCGCGGCCACCTCCTCGCCAAAGCGTGCAGCAATCGAGGCCTGGCTCTGGCCCGCATCCTCGATGGCGTCGTGCAGCAGACCAGCGATCGCCTGGTTTTCGCTGCCGCCGTCCTCCCACACCAGAGCACTCACGGCAATGAGGTGGGCGATGTAGGGAACCGGCTTGCCCTTGCGCCGCTGACCGCGGTGCAGCTCAGCCGCCCAGCCCAGGGCATCGGTGTAGCGCTGGCTGTGGGCGTTCTCAGGAGCCGTCATCGCCACGTTCTACAGCCGGTGTTGCGGCTGCTGTCTCAACCAGGCCCCGGCAGCCATCCGGCCATGGGGTCGGCGAGGAATCACCAGCACTGCCCCGGAGCGCAGGGCTGCGCCCTGCTCGCCCCGCCCTGGCAAGGGCTAACGCGAGCCGCTGCGCGGCCCTTGCCAGGGCGTGTCGTCCGGGGCGATGGGTCAGGTGTTCCTCGCCTCCGTCCCATGGCCTCCTCTGCTCCTCTGGCCTGTCCGATCCGTCAGCTGGTGCTGCACAGCTATCCAGCTGGGCTCAAGGTCGCCGCTGCCGAGCGCGTCACGGTCTTCTATGGCCGCCGCGGCAAGCCCGTGAAGAAGCCTCGCTTCCTGCCAGCTGAGCTGGCCCATCAGCTGGCCCGCAAGCTGGCCGCCAAGCGCCTCGGCACCGTCTCGGTGCTCTGAGGCGGCGGCCTTGTGGCCCGGCGTTGCCGGGCCTTTCTGCCCTTGGCCAGCTCACCTCCAGGCCAGTGGCTGATTTCAAAGCCAGGGCCGGTAGCGGCTCCGTTGCCTGCGCGCTGCAGCACGAGCGGGAGCTGAGCCGAACTGGGGGCTGCTGCCATTGCGGCGCCGCCGCACCCAAACGCCCTGTCGGATCAGGCGGCGGTCGGCCTCATTGGCTTGCTGGATCGCCACCAAGCTGCCGTAGCCGGCTTTCTGCCTGGCCTGAGCACGATCCCTGGCCTGGCTGCGATTCAGCGCCGGCACCACGGTGGCAGTGGAGCGGCGGCTCCAGAAGGCCAGGTAGTCGTGCCAGCGCGTCATGACGCTCAGCTGCGCGGGCTGCGGCCATTGAGGGCAAAGCCAGCCCGGTAGAGCTCGCTGGCGCTCATCGCCTGCGGATTGATCACCTCGCCAAAACCGCTGGCGCCGATACCGCTGGCTGCAGTGCCCGGGGGCATGGCGCCCGTGCCCATGGCACCGCGCTGCTGGAACAAGAAGCCATACACGGGGTGGATGCGCAGCTGATCGAGGTAGTCGGCCGTGGTCATCGGCCGGCCGTCATCACCCAGCAGGGGCTGGCCCTGAGCGTCCAACGGTTCGAGAGCATCGCTGCCGTCCTTGCTGCTGCCAAGCCGGAAGCAGTCCCAGAGCATCGAGCGGAACACCTGAAAGAAGGTGCCGCGCCCATCGCCGCCGGTGCGCCCTTCCGCTTCTGAAAAGGCCCGCTCCAGCAGCCGCTCTTTGCGCAGCTCCTGCACCCGCTCATGGGCGGCGTCGCGCTCCGCCGAGACAGCTGCCACCCGTTTGGCGGCGGCCTCCTCCATCTGGCGTTCCCGTAGCTCCAGCTGCTGCTCGAGGTGCTGCTTTTGGCGTTCGGCCTCCTGCAGACGGGCGTACTCCTCGGGGTTGATCTCCGAGAAGCGGGTCAGCTGCTGCCGCAGCCCCCGCAGTTCTTTCTCGAGGTTGTTGCTGCGGCGGCGCTCGGCCTTGAGGGCTTCGCTGAGGCCAGCCCCATTGGGGCCAGCCCCAATGGGGCCATCGCCGCCGGATCCCTGGCTGGATTCATTGGCAGTGGTTGCAGCATCCGAGCCAGTGCTGTGCTCCGCCTGAATGCTGTCCTGCTCAGTGGTCTCCGGTTCACGGAGGTCCAGCAAGTCGTTGCCAGCACCCGCGTTTCGGGTCGTGCTCGTGTTGGGGGTTGCGGAAGCAGTGGCCATGACCCGTCTCGGCTGTCAGTGGGATGGCAGCCCATCACGGCGCTGCCTGTTCCCTGTTGCCGAGCGGCACGTTCAGCAGCCCTGGGCGACATAGACCGGGATGCTGATCGAATCTCCTGACTGGCCGGAATAGATCCGCAGAGCACCATTGCCGCCGGAGGTCTCATAGCCGGTCCGCTTGCTGGTGAAGGTCAGATCCACCTGGTAGTTGCCCACCCTGCCGCTATAGACGCTTGGAGTGCCGGCCGGCGCCCCCTTGTCCGGGTCGGAGCGTGTAATGGCGATCGAGCGCAGCTGGCCATTTAGCTTCAACACCATCGTGCCGTTGAAGTCCCAGGCTGCATACAGCGGCCCCTCCCAGCCTTTGCTGCCTCGCTGTGAGGCGGCACCATTGCAGCCCATGATTCCGGTGTCTTCGAACTTGAACGTCCCCACGGCGGGAACCGCAAGAGCTGATGTCGGCATCAGCGTCAGGCTCAAGGCAACCAGGGACAACCAGAGCCCTTTCATGGCGACGGCATCGGTGTTTCCAATGTATTCAGCACAGCGCCGATGGCCCGATTCGGCTTGAGGGTCCCGAACACCCGCTCGCCGATCAGCGGCTGCACCAGGGAGCCGATGCCGCCGGATCCGTAATCGGCGCCGAATTCCAGCACCACAAAGGCGGTGTGCTGGGCGTAGGGATCCACATCAGCAGCGCCCGCAGCGTTGAGCAGGCTGAGATCCCCCAGCCAGATCAGTCCCTCGCAGGGAGCCACCACGGTGCTGCTGAGCGCACCTCCCGGAGCGTCGCTGCCAGCGCTGGCAACACGGCGGCCGTTCTGCTGCCAGCTCAAGCTGCTGCTCAGCCAGATGGCGCCAGGGTGAGGCGGCAGGCGAGTGGCCCGGCAGACCGTGCCGCTGTAGGTGAAGTCGCCGGTGTCGACCCCAGGGCCGTTCTCCTTGGCGGAGATGTAGTTGGCGCGCACCAGAAAGCACTCGAGTACATGCGCCGCCACCACCGCTGAGGTGGTGTCTCCTGGGATGGCGTTCTCCGCCAGCAGCAGGCGTGCATTGGCAAACGGCTGCAATGGCGTGGCGGGCCAGGGCCCTGCCGCCCGTGGATGTTGGTTGCTGGTGAAACGCCTGGGGCTTGTGGTCATCGCTCAACCCCGCAGCATCGGCGTTGCGCCCAGCTGCCCTGCGGCCTGGGCGGTGAACTGCACCCAGCTGCTGAGCCCAGGCAGCAGCAACAGCAGCTGGTCGGCGTAGCGGCGCCGCCGGCGTAGCAGTCCCATCGCGGGCGAGCTGGGGTTGGCGTAGGTGGTTTCGCTCTCCTCGCGCAGGAGCGCCGTGTCGTAGGCGATCACATCTGCTTTCTGCAGGGGTGCATCACCAGCCGCGGCAACCGAGCCGGCGATCGGCCCCGAGTGGCTGCGCTTCTGGATCGCCTGCTCCTGCTCGCAGCCACCGGCCAGCAGCTGTTGATCGATCAGGGCCACCGCATCCAGTAGGGCACGGGCGCTCAGCACCCCGGCCGGGTGTTGGCGCAGTAAATCCGCCATCGCCCGGCCGATGGCATCCAGGCAGGGAACGGTGGCGGGCAGCGCCAGACACTGGCGGATGGCCTCCTGGTCTTGCGGTTGCCACGTCGCGCCACCTGGCGCGCTGGGCACTTTGCTGCTGATGGTCATGCAGAAGCCGGTGCCACACCGGCCAGATCCCCCAGCCATTGCCGCAGGGCCTGCTCGCTCACGATGCCGCGCTCATGCAGCTGCAGCATTTCGGCCACGGTGGGTTGAGGCTTGGGCGCGGGGGCCAGCGGGCTGATTTCCACCAGCAACGCCGGGCCCTCCTGCACGGGAACTGGTTCTCCGGTGATTGCGCACCAGTGCTGCAGCAGAGAGGAGAACATCGAGGCCTTCTGGATCGCCTGGCTCTGCAACAGCGCATAGGCCTGCGAGGCCGCAAGCGAGATCTCGGTGGCGGTGCGCGGTGCCCCCTGGGCGCCGGATGGGATCAGGGCATCACGGCGCATGCCCTGGTCTAGGGATTCCAGCCAGGCGCGGTGCTCGGCCAAGGAGCGGGCCTGGATCTCCACGAACTGGAAGCTGGCCCCATCGGGCAGATCGATCACGGTGTTGGGGCCGAGCACCACCGGCTCGCTGGTGCCACTGCCCATGGGGCCGACGACCCCTGTGCGCACACCCACCGGCAGGGCGGTTCGGTACAGCAGCTCCTGGTAGTCGCTCTGGCACCGGAAGTGGTTGAGGTACTGATGCGCCAGGCCCAGATGCGGCAGGTCGCCCTCGCCAAAAGCGGCGCCATCACTGGCGTACCAGATCAGGGGCAGCTGGCCGATGCCGCGGTAGTGCTGCAACCCCGTGCGTTGCGGTCGCCAGCCAGATGGGGCCTGCGGATCGGCCACGAGCTCGAAGGTCTCAATACCCATGCCGTCGCCATCGAGCGCAACGGATCCGTAGAGCCAGGGATGCTGTGGTCGATCCGGGTCCAGGGGCTGGTCCTGGGCCTTGGGGTTAGGCAGCCGAAAGCTGACCGCATCCGGCAGGGACTGGGGGGCGGGCAAGTGCCAGTTCAGGACGTCGCGCCGTTCCAGCAAGGCCAGCCGTGGCAATGACAGCCGATCACCACGGCGCAAGGCCTGCTGCCTGTCCCCTTCGCTGGGCCAGAGGTGCTGCGGTGGCAGCACGCCAATCAGTGCTGCACCATCGCGGAGCACCAGCACGTCGGCGCGCTCGAGGAACACACCCAGGTCGGTGCCGCGTCCATCAACGTCGCTGATCACCGCCTGCAGCGAGGCCGGCAGCTCACGCCAGTGGCTGGAGGCGAGCATCCCCGCGAAGGTTCGTAGGGCATCGCGGAAGAACCCGGAGGGCAAGGCCGCCTCAACCCGGCGGAGGTAGGCGGTCTCGGGTTCGCGATCGCCGCGGGGTAGGTAGTGCTCCTTGCGGCCGGCGAGGAGGTCCCAGCAGTGCTGGATCAGATCTAGCCGGGGAAGAAGATCCAGTAAGACTCGATGCCTGCGTAGAGGCAAGCCCAAGCCGCACTCCTGAGCCCGGTCGCTGTTCGTGATCTCAGCCGGCAAGACGGGATAACAGCTCTTCCGCTGTTGCCGAGCCGATTCTTAATCCTTCAAGCCCGCTGCCTGACGCGCGTTGACAGGGCCTTGAACGTCCACGACAGCTGGATGGCGTGGTCGTCCCAGAACCCAGCACGGCACGTAGTCGGGCTGCCCCTGGAGACAGGCCTCGTACTGGGGGTAGTCGTCAGACATGACAAACCCCTCGCATGCTTCGTACACCCAAAGACGAGGGAAACGTCCTTGCCGGGCATCAGCAATCAGTACATCAACAATGGCCTCAGCATTAGGTGTTTCCAGGAAACAAAAATCTGACGCAAAAGGCTTGACTAGAGAGAGGGGAATGGCTGCGAAATAGACATGTAGATCTCCCTGGATTGCCAGCCCAAAAAGAGCGTCGAAGACTGGGTCCTTGGGCGGCTTAAATGGATTGCCAGAATCCTGCGGATCCAGATTTATCGGGTTGATGCTTGGCATTGCGTTGGCTCGGTGCCTGGGCGGGCCTGCTCAAGCACCATCTTGTTCATGGGCGGTCATTGCAACCACTCGCACCGAGCATGCAGTGGTGATCTCGGCCCAGCGCCGAGGAGTGAGGCCTAGTTGCTGAGCCACATCAGTTGGTGCCGCTCCCTGCCGCAGCAGCTTCTGCCCGCGTGCGTGCAGCTCCCGCCAGCGGCCAGGTACCGAAATCAGGAATCCCTTGTCGCGCAAGTAGTGGGTGATCTCGCCGTTCACAAACGGCCTGGCGTAGGCGATGAAGTGATTAGGGCTGCGGCCGGGGTGCTGGGTGTTGTACCGACGCGAGGCCTTGATCAGCCCGATCGCCGCCAGCTGCTCCAGATCTTCTTTGGGATGACCGGTGCGGCGGGCGTAGTTGGCTGCCACTTTGGCGGCGAAAGGGAGGTGCTCCACTACCAAGGCATCAGCAGCGGCATGGGGTGAGCGCTCAGGACCTCGCGAAAGCCCTGATGCCGTCACGCGAGCAGTGGCCTGCTGGGGCTTGGGGCGGTGGACGTGTAGTGGGGTGCTCATCAGAAATGGGGGGATGTCCCTCAGCGGGAGAACAGCAGCGGCCGGGGCGTGGCCTTGCCCTGGCTGCGCCAGTGCTGGCTCTGCAGCCAGATCACGCCCTGGCAGAAGGCATCCACCAGGTCGTCGTGGGCCCCGTTGGGAAAACCCAGCAACTCGCTGATCAGGGCCTCGTTGCCGCTGCGAAAAGCCAGCTGGCCGGCCTCTAGCAGCGGGGCCACGGCATGGGCGCGGCTCACCTTGCTACCGGTGGGCCGCACTGCAATCAGCCCTGGAATCTGCCGCCGCAGCAGCTGGCAGACGGCCGGGCCATTGGCGGCGTCTTCGATCAGCACCGCATCAGGACTCAAGTCCTGCCCCAGTGACGCCAGTGTCTGGCCGAGGAATTTGACCACCCCCGGCAGGTCGAGGCGGTGGTGCTGGCTCCAGATCACCTCGATCCGATGGACAACGCCTTCTTGCGGTTCGGCCGGTGAGCGCACCCCGGCGGCACTGGGGTGGAGCTGCTCACCCCGTGCCTTGGCCTGGCCAGCCGGGTGGCGGGCCTCCTGATCCGGCAGCAGGCCGAGAAGGCAGAAGCCGCAGTAGTCGTTCTCCGCTCCCCCCTTGAAGCTCAGGTCGCAGCTCAGCACCACCGCCGCAAACGCCCTTTGCGCCGCCCGGCCGTCTGGGGCAGGGGTGCCCGCTGTGGTGCCGATCCAGGCGCGTTGGAACAGCAGACCCTCCGCCGGTGAGGGCCGCTGCTGATACAGCGCGTTCCACCAGTAACTGCCGGCGCGGATGCGGATCTGCTCCAGCTCCCCCAGAGGGAACCGCTGCGGGCAGAGCGGCTCACCGGGCTGGCGCCAGTCCGGCTCGATGGTGCAGGTGTTCGGGAACTTGATCTGCTGCTGGGGCGGTTCAGCAATGGCCGGCAGGTTCAGCACCTGCCAGCGCTGCGGAGCCTCGCCGCTCTCCTGCTCCAGCAACCAGCCGATCAGGTCCTCCTGGTGCCAGCGGGTGAGTACGACGACCTGCGCAGCACCTGCAATACCCCCTCGTAAAGGCCCCTCTGGGGCCGGCCCCAGAGGGGCGGGTTCGGCGCGGGTGAGCCAGACGGATTGGAACCACTCGATCAGCTTCTGGCGTTGGCTGGCGGAGTTGGCGTCTTCCGGACCCTTGTAGGGGTCATCGATGATCCCCAGCGCGTAGCCCTTGCCGGTAAACGGCCCGCGCACACCAGCGGCGATGCAACCGCCTCGATCAGGGGTGAGCCAGTTGCCCACGGCAGTGGAGTCCTTTGAGAGGGGGTGGCCGACCGCGCGGTAGTAGTGCCGTGCCTCACGGCTATGGGCATAGGCCAGCTCGGCCGAATAGGAGGCGATGGCGCAGAAGCGCGTGGGGTACCGGCTCACCCAGTAGGCGGGGAACAGCTTGGAGACCAGCAGCGATTTGCCCAGCCGCGGGGGGCAGCAGACGATCAGGCGGTTGAGCTCGCCATCGGCCACGCGCTGCAGCAGGGCGATCAGGCGTTCGGCCCAGGTGTGGAAGGCGTAGCCGGGATAAGCGGCCACGATGAAGTCACGGAACAGCAGGCCTTGGCGGCTAATTGACGCCCGGTCGGGATCGGGAACACCCAGCAGGCCCCCGTCAGCCCACAGGTCAGACGCCGGATCCAGTAGCAGACCCTCCATCAGCTTTTGCTCTCCGGCGGTTTGAGCGGAGCGCGCAGCAGTCCACCGATCTCGGCGATCACCCGGAAGGCACCCACTGCAGCTGAGAACTGCTCGGCATCCATGGCGCGGCGGGCGCAGTCGTTGAGGGCAAAGATCTGCTCGGCCTGGTGCCGGCGGCGGTCGGAGATCAGCTCCTCCACCATGCGCATCCGCGCCAGGTCGAGATAGCGATTGATCGTCTTGACGTTGCTCACCCCCCAGCTTTCGCCAGCTTTTGCCCTGATCTCCAGCAGCGGCAGCCGCTGAGCGATCCACAGCTGGGCCTCAGCAATCCGTCGCTCGACCTCTCCAGCGGTGGCCCTGGGCGTCTTGACGTGGTGAGGAGCGCGCCGCGGTGGGTTGGTCTGACTGATCGGCCGGCTTGGGTCCACCGCTACCGCCACCGGCTCCCAGAGAGCGTCTCCGTCGGCGTCCTGCTGATCGGGTGCGGAGCGCAGCTCCTCCACCGGATCGGCAGCGGCCTGGTGGTGGGCGCGAGGGGGCATCGGCTCAGAACGGCTGGTCCTGGGCCTTCGGGGGGCGGATGGTCCAGAAGGGCTTGCCGCGCTTCTCGGTGGCGCTGCCCTGCTGGATGGCGCTCTCCTTAGCGGCCTTGAGCTGCTGCTCGATCTGCTGCACCGCAGCGGGGAACGCGTAGCTCAGCCGGCCAAGGCTGTGGGAGAAGGCCCAGTCGTTGTGGGAGAAGGAGGGATCCAGCTGGCCGGTGGCCATCGCCGCGTTGAGGGCCTCCAGCAGGGGGTCCAGTTGCTGCTCCAGCTCCTTCTGCTGCGCCTTGATCGCGGTGACAGCGTCCAGCAGGGCGTCGAGATCAACCTCCCCCGCAGCAGTCAGGACCGGCGCGGGAGGAGCAGCAGCGAGCAGGAGATCCGCCATCGAGGAGCACCACAAAGACTGCCCGGATGCCTCCGAGCCTGCCCAATCTAGCGGCTATGGAACGTTGGCCAGCTTGTCAGGCCTGCTTGCGGTGATCCTGGCGTTCAGAAGGGTCGGTGGGCCAGGCAGTAGCGGCTCCAGGCGGCGGCCCAGGCGCTCAGGCACTGCTCACGGCTGTAAAAGGTGCTGGTGAACGCCTCGCCGGGTTTGCTCCAGATCGTCTGGCCCAGCTCGTAGTGGTTCCCCTGCGCAGCCTCCAGCACCATGTAGCCGCCCAGCTGCGCGGCGGTGGAATAGGGCCGTCCGTGGGCCGAGAGGGTCTTGAGGTCGTACAGCACCCGCACCTCCCGTCCCCTGCGCTCACTCAGCGCTGGTGAGACATACGCCCCATCGAAGGCCCCGGCGACGTTGCGGACCAGGCAGCAGGTGAGTCGCTCGCTGGCGATCACCTGCACCTCGTCCCAGAGCGGCAGCTGCAGTAGCGGCAGAATCCAGTCCCGGTACGGGTGATGACCCGGCAGGGCCTCTGCTTCCAGCAGGGCATCGGCTGCGCTCTTGCCCACCAGGTAGCGGGCCTGGCTGTAGCGCTCCAGAGCGGCATGCACGGTGGTGCCGCGGGGCTCCCAGATGGAGCGCTTGGCCTGAATCGAGCGCTTGGCTACGGCGCTCAGGCCATGGGCCAGCACACCGGTGATCGACACCGGGAACAGGTGATCGCCCAGCCAGTAGCGGTGGGCTGCTTCGTCCCGCCAGAGGCCGGGAATGGGCTCAAGCCAGGTCGATGTGGTGCTGCGCATGGCCGTTTCAGATGTGACGCGGTGTGACGGTGGCTGTCACAGCCGAGATCGCCTGCTGGCAGAGGCTTCTGGCGGTGCCTGTAACGATGTAACCCTTTTTCAGATATAGAGGCATTAGCAAGCAGCAGTGTCTGGTTGAGCAGGTGTGCATTTGTCTTTGAATTCATAGGGGGCTCTATGTGCTCCCTGGAGCGTTACATCGTTACGGAGGCCCAGATCCTTTGCGGGACAGGCGATCTGGGCGTTACCTCTGCTGTTATGTCTGGCCGTTTTGTAACGGCTGCGGGTTACAGCACGCTCAGGGGAATGGCGACGGCACGGCTGACCATGCCGGCGCCACAGAAACGCACAGGTCCGGCCCGTTGCGCACCGCTGAGGCGCAGCAGCACCACTGACCAGCTGTTCTGCCAGGCGGTATCGGCCAGGAAGTGCTCGATGGCCTTGGCGGTGTTGCTCACCAGCAGCCGGTCCTGATCCACCCGCAGGCCATGGCGGCCCATGGTCTGGGCCGCCAGGCCAGGGCTCACGTCGATGCAGCTGCTGTGGCATGCCGCCAGCTCCACCAGTTCACCGATGGTGCGGGTGACGGGCTTGTCGTCGGTCTCCACCCGCACCTGCCGCTGCAGGATCGTCTGAATGCAGCGGGCCTCGTCGGGAACCTCGGTGCTCTGGCTGTAGCTGTCCCAGTTGTGGACCTCAATGCACTCCTCGGCCTCCTTCTGGCTGGGAACTGCATCGCTGAGCAGCGACCAGGCGCCGGCCATCAAGGTCCCGTACTGATCCCCCAGGCGCTGGGAGTCGAAGTGGCGGGCGGCAGCCGCCGAGAAAACCACAACCGACTGACGGATCACCGGGATCAGCGACACCGTCCGAGCGATCAAGCGCCGCGCCAGCTGCGGGGTGATGTAGCGCTCGAGATCCCGATCGAGGCTCTGCCAGTGGGCTTCGCGTTCCTCCTGATTCATCTCGGTGGGGCTGCGCAAGGTGAGCTGCGCGAAGCGGCTCTTGTCAGCTCCCTGCTTGAGGGCGGTGGCGATCGAGGACATCAAGAACATCGAGCGCACCCGGTAGCGGCTCACATCGCCGCTGGGGGAACCCTTGAGCATCTCGGCACTGCTCTCGCTGCTGGCCACCCGCGCCAGCGAGAGGATCGCCTGCATCCGCTGCTGGTCGCCCTTCTCGTTGCTCTCCGCCTCATCGAAGACCACCGGCACGGCATCGGAGCAAATGGTCTGACGCAGGCCGGCCTCTGTCGTGGCGCCCGACACCGCCAGGCGCAGGTCACCGAGCAGCGGCACCACAAAGCGATCGAGGATCTGGCTCTTCCCGGAGCCGGCACCGGCGGTGAGCCAGAGGTGGGGCCGCCAGCGCAGGGCTCCGCAGATCGGAGCCAGCACCACCCAGCCCTGCAGCAGGGTGCCGGAGGCCGGCACCTCCCAGCGAAAACGGTTGGCGATGCTGACGATCACCGCCGCTTCCTCCACGGTCAGGGGTTTGACGCCGCAGGGCCCCTCCTGGCGTTCGAGGCGCTGGTAGATGTGCCGCGAGCGGAATGGCTTGGTGATCGGGTGCTCCCCCTCGGGGGTGATCAGGCGATCGCCGAGGTGCAGCACGGTGCGGCCCTCATCCCACCAGGCCCCGCGGCCACGGATGCGTTCCACCGCGAAGATCCCCATCGCGGCGGAGCTCTTGTGCAGATCGCTGGCCGCCGCCGGCCAGTTCACCCCGGTGCGGCTGGGGTAGAGGCTCTCCCAGTACTCCAGTGGTGCCAGGGCGACGAGGTGAGTCGCGGTGTGGCAGCCGCGGGGCAGCCGGATCACCTGACCGGTGCTGGAAGGTTGGTAGAAGTTCGCGTCGGCGTCGTAGCCCAGGCAGAGGAAGGGCGCTGCCGGCCTGGGGGCTGCAGCACCCGCCGGCGGGGGAGGAGGCCCATCGCCACCCGCCTCTGGCGGGGTCCATGGCTGGGCTGCTTTCGCCAGTTGGCGTGCGGCCTGCCGGGGCGTCCAGTCGGCATCGGCCAGGTCCCAGCCCTGGGGCAGATCCGCCGGCAGGGCCACCAGTTGCAGCTGGCAGTCAAGGGGATGCAGCAGAGCGGCCAGGCTCTCCATGGCTTCCACTCCGGCGGCATCGGCATCGGGCCAGAGCGTCACCGAGCGGCCGGCGAGCGGTGTCCAGTCCGCCTTGGCGATCGCCTTCGATCCGTTGGGCCAGGTCAGCACCGCGTGCTGCGGGAACAGGCGGGCAGCTGCATCGGCGGTGCCCTCCCCTTCCACCACCAGCACCGGAGCCTCGGGGCGCCTGTGCAAATCCGGCAGCCCATAGAGCGGCCGGGGTGCGGGCCAGTCGCAGGTGAAGGCATCGCGGCGGCTGGGGCGATGCCAGTCCCCATCGAGCCAGACCCGATGCAGGAAGGCTTTGGCGCCGCTGCGCAGCCGGATCCGCTGGATCCAGAACAGCACCTCTCCGGCGCCATTGCGGTAGGCCCACTGGGCGGTGGCGCCGCGGTTCAACGGCGGCGGCGGCGCATCGGCAGGGGGCTTCTCGGGCATGCGCCAGGGCTTGCCGTTTCGGCTGGTGGCACTGCCGGCACGTGGGTCCTGCTGATCAGGCACCAGGCCAAGGAAGGCCTCCACCTGCCGGGCGGCCTCCACAAAGCTCCAGCCCTGCCGGCGCATCAGCAAGTCAATGCCGGAGCCGGCACCACCGCGCTGGTCCTTGCCGCCGCACTGGTTGCAGAACCAGGAGCCGCTGCCGTCCTTGTCGTCGAAGCGGTAGCGATCGGTTCCGCCGCAGAGCGGGCAGGACTGATGACGATCGCTCAGCTCCGCGTCACTCAGCCCTGCCAGGGCAGCAAGGATCTCCGGCCAGCGGCCTCGGGCCGCAGCAATGGCATCGGCCATGGGATGTCGCTCACCATCCCTGGCTGGCAGGTGCCTGGTTGCCCGTAGAGCCGCGATCCGGCGTGGGCACCAGGGCCTCACGGTGAATCACCGCGTCGAGCACCTGGCGCAGGGCGGCTGAGCGGCTCAGGGAGCCATGGCGACGCCGGGCATCCAGCCAGGCCAGCTGCTCTTGGGTGATCGAGACACTCACCGGCAGGGCGTAGTCGGACATGGGAACTCTGCTCGCGAACTACAGCCTAATACCGTGGGCCAGCTCTCGCTAGGCTAAGCCAAAGAAGGCCAGTGGCTAGCTCCTGTCCTGATCGCCTGTGATCCTGATGGCCCCGATCGTCCTGCGCGACTACCAGCGGCAGCTGTTGGCCGACCTCCGCGCCGCCCTCAAGATCCACCGCCGGGTCTGCGCCGTGATGCCCACCGGCGCCGGCAAGGGTCAGACCATTGGCGCGATCGTGCAGGGGGCAGCCGGCAAGGGCCGGAGGGTGCTGGTGCTCGCCCACCGGGCCGAGCTGATCGAGCAGCTCAGCGGCACGGTGCGGGCCTGGGGGCTGGAGCCCGACGTGATCGCCCCCGCCCACTGGCTGCAGGGCCGCCAGGTCGCGGTGGGGTCCGTGCAGACCGTGGTTCGGCGGCTCGCGCAGCTGCCGCCGCCGGATCTGATCATTCAGGACGAGGCCCACCACCTGGTGGCAGGCAATGTCTGGGGCCGGGTCATCAATGCCTGGCCCGAGGCCCACCTGATCGGCAAGACCGCCACCCCCGAGCGCCTCGACGGCAAGGGTCTGGGCGTGGAAGCCGGCGGCTATTTCGAGGCCCTGGTGCTGGGGCCCTCAGCGGCCTGGCTTGTGGAGCAGGGCTGGCTGGCCAAGCCCCGGGTCTTCTCCTGGTCAGGCGCCCGGAACAGCAAGCTCCGCCGTCGCATGGGCGACTTCGATCTGGAGGAGGCAGCACGCGCCTTTGGCGATCGGGCCGCCATCGGTGATGCGGTGTCGCACTACCAGCGCCGGCTTCACCCGGGCACGGCCATCTGCTTTTGCTGCACGATCGCGCACGCCGAGCAGATGGCCGCGGCCTTCCGCAGTGCGGGAATTCGGGCCGCGTCAGTAAGCGGCGGCACCCCAGCGGGGGAACGAAAGCGCCTGATCGCCGGGCTGGGCACCGGCAAGGTGGAGGTGCTCAGCAGCTGCATGATCATTTCCGAGGGCACCGACATCCCCTCGGTGGGCGGGGCGATCCTCATGCGCCCAACCGCCAGCCTGTCGCTCTATTTGCAGATGGTCGGCCGTGCCCTGCGTCCCGCACCTGGGAAGCAGGAGGCCGTGATCCTCGATCACGTCGGCAATGCCCATCGCCATGGCCTGCCCACCGATGAGCGCGAGTGGAACCTGGCCGGCCGCCGCCGCCGCGAGGGTGTCTCGATTCCGATCAAGGACTGCCCTGCCTGCTTCTGCAGCTGCCCCAGCGCTTCACAGGTCTGCCCCGACTGCGGCCATCTGTTCCTGGCCGACGAGCGCGATGAGCAGCGCCGCGGGCTCCAGCAGGTTGAGGGTGAACTGGTGGAAGTCACGGGGTCAGCAGCCCGCCACCGGCCCAAGCCCAGGCAGCAACAGCAACGGCCGCGGCGTACGCACCCGGCAGCGGGCTGCCGCACCTTTGAGGAGCTGCTGGAGCGGGAGCAGGAGCGGGGCTACAAGCCAGGCTGGGCCAGGCATGTCTGGGCGGCACGGCAGCAGCGATGAACCTGCCCGGCAAGAGGAAGCATGGCTTCTTCCTCCAGCGAACACGAGATCCAGCAGCGCATTCGCCTGGCCTGCGGCCGCGGACCGGTGCGGCTCTGGCGCAACAACACCGGCGCCCTGGTTGACCAGCAGGGGCGCTTCGTGCGCTTTGGGCTGTGCAAGGGCAGCAGCGACCTGATCGGTCTCCGCTCTCTGGAGATCACCCCGGAGCTGGTCGGCAAGAGGCTCGCCCAGTTCGTCGCCCTGGAGATCAAAGCCCCCCAGGGTGTGGTCAGCCCTGAACAGCAGGCGTTTTTGCGCTTGGTGCAGCAGCTCGGTGGCGTGGCAGCCGTCTGTCGCTCCATTCAGCAGGCCGAGGCGGTCCTGGGCC